ATAACAAATGCAGGAAATAATTATACATCTGCCGTTGCAACAGTTGTGCCTCAATCAATAGACAACACAGGGACAGGAGCAGCACTTACGGTAAATCTACAAGGTAGATATGGTACTATCAGATCATACTATTTTAATAATAAAAATGTAAAGGCAATATTAAATGACAAAGTAGGTACAATTGATTATGTTAATGGAATAATAGAATTGAATTCTTTTAATCCTCTTGATACAGATGATCCGCTAGGTGAATTATCAATATTAGTAACTCCAAAAACTACAGCTTTTACATCAAAATATAATAAAATTATAACAATAGATGCAAGCGATTCTTCTTCTGTTGCAGTGAACGTGATAGCACAAAAATAGAAAAACGGCAAAATAAATGTTGCAATATAAACCAGATACATCAATTTTAATACCACATCAAATACCTAGGCATATTAGGGAAAATCCTGATTATAAAAATTTTATTTTATTTTTAAAAGCATACTATGAATGGTTAGATTTACCAGAAAATACTGGAAACTTAATAAACAGTATGTCCGATTATAAAGATATAGACAAAGTTCCAGATAAATTTGTTGATTATTTCTATAATAATTTTCTTCCTTATTTTCCACAAGAAATTCTAGCAGATAAAACAAAAGTATCTAAAATTGCAAAAGAATTATATAAAGCAAAAGGTACACCATCTTCTTATAAATTTTTATTCAAAGTTCTTTATGATTCAGACGTTGATTTTTTATATACAAAAGATGTTATATTAAAACCTTCAGATGGTAAATGGTATGTATCAAAAAGTTTAAGACTAGCATCCTCAGATATTGACTTTTTAATAACACCAAATTATAAATTATTTGGTCTATCATCAAAATCAATTGCAACTATTGAAGCTGTTACTGTTGCTAAAAATAGAATAGAAGTTTTTATTTCAGATATACAAAGACTTTTTCAGTCTGGTGAATTTGTTAAAGTTGTTAATGATAAAAATCTAGATGTATATTTTAAAGATGGAAAAGAAGTACCAGTCGGTACTTCTGGTGCTAAGTTATTAACTGCAAAAATTCTTGGTCAAATAAGTCAAGTAAAAATTAATCCAAAATTTAGAGGTTCAACTTATATTGGATATGATTTTCAAGGAACTGGTTATCCAGGAGATCCAATAGTATTTTATGGTGGTTTATCATCAAATACTGGAATTGGAGCAGAAGCAACGGTTTTAACAACAACTGCTGGTATTTTAACTGCTGTTAATGTTTTGGATGGTGGATTTGGTTTTACTGATGATCCTGACTCAACATACCAAAAAGCTAATACACTTATTGTATTTCCAAATTTAGAAGGTTTTAAAACTCCACCTATTGCGAACGTTGGTGCACTAGACTTAACTGGTCCATCAGCAAATGTTACAGTTGGTTTAGATACTATTGAAAGGGCATACAGAGTAGGTGTAGATTATAGAATCAATGATGCAGCATATATTTGGTCAAAAGTTAACCCAACAGCAAATGCAAATACACCAATTATAAATGCACTAGAATTAAGAACAATATCAACTTATCCAATTCTCAAAGTTGTTGTAAACAATAGTGGTGGCGGTTTAACAAAGAAACCAATAGTTGCAGCAAGGTCTTTATATTCCACCGTGTATGACTATAGACAAGCAGATTTAAAAAACTTAGGTGTTCTAGCACCAATAAAAATTATCAATCCTGGTAATGGTTATGTAGTAAATGATACGATCACAATCACCGGTGGTACAGGAGCAGGTGCTTATGCAAAAGTTAACACAGTTAGTAGTAGTGGTGCAATAACAAGTGTAACATACATTAATCCGCCAGGAAGCAATACAGCAAATAATTATTATCCTTATCCTTTAGGAGGTTTAGGATATAAATTAGATGTGTTGCCTGGTGCTAATGTAGTTTCATCAAACGTTCAAGCATCAAATGCTGTTTTAATTATACCTGGAATTTTAGGAGATGGTGCAAAATTTGAACCTATAACAGATAAAGTTGGTGAAATAACAACAATTAAAATAACAAATTACGGTGAAGATTATATATCAGCACCAAAAGCATCATTTAGAATACAAGATATTGCTGTTAAAAATCTTCAAAGAAATAATCTTCCTAGAAAAGGTGATATTGTTTATCAAGGCAATGATTTAGCTACCGCAAATTATAAAGCAAATGTTGAAAAAGTTGAACAAATTGGTCCTGCTAATGCAAATGAATTGGAAACTTTATATTTTATAAGAATTTTTGATTATAATAAACCTAAACCAAATGTTCAACTACCCTTATTGGTTGACTCAAAATCAATAACTATGAATTTTGTGAGAACACCTATTCCAGATTATCCACCAGATGTATATGCTTTGGTTTGGACTGAAAGATACGACACAGCTAATAACATTTATACATATGGCGATGGACAAGCCAAGGCTAATGTTACATTTTTAAATGGATTAACATTAGGCGATGGTGAATACTTAGACACATCAGGCCAATTAAGCTCATTTAACGTATTACAAAGTGCTGATTATAATAACTTTACATATCAAATTACACTAGAAAAAGAAATAGAAAAATATAGAAAAACATTATTGGAACTTTTACATCCGTCTGGCACAAAAGTTCGTGGTAGATTTGCAATGAAGTCGAATAATAAAGTCAATTTACACAGTTACGAAGAGATTTATAAAGGTAGACCGTTATCATCTTTAACGTCTTCGACTGTTGAATTTGATATGGTTGCAAATTTTAATAATCCAAGTAATAACATAATTCAATTTAGCTATCTTGGTACAGGTACAAATATAGCAAATATATTCCTTCAAAACACAACAATTAAATTTACTGATTTAAATGGTTATAGTTTTAGTAGTAAAATTAACACAGTAAATGCTGCTGCGAACACAATAACATTAACAGATAATGTTTGGTTATCTTTTGCAAATGTTGCAATCGCATCTAATGCCAATAGTAATATTATAAATATTACTGCGATAACAAATTCATATAATATTATTAATGGTGGTATTTACACAGATCCTTACTATCCATTAAAAGATATTATTAAAGTTGGTGATACAATTAAAATTAATAATATGATTAGAACTGTTAGTAGCATTGATTATCTTACAAATAAATTTAGTGTGAGTGCAGCTTTAACGTATAATGCAAGTGGTTACTTATCAGTAACTAAAACATATCATGGAGCAGCTCAAAACTTTATTATCTATGGACCATTAGGTTTGGAATATAGAACAGAAATTGTAGATGAATCCGGTCTATATACTATAACAGATGAATTAGGCAATATACTATTATTGGATTAAGGTAAAAAGAATGTCCACAATTAAAATTTCACAATTACCATTATTAACAACACTAAATGCAAACACACAAAATACTTTGTTTGTTGCTGTTGATTTACCGACAACGACTACGGGTAAATTTACAGGAAAGACTCTAGCTGCGGGTCTATTCTCAAATGAAATTTTAAACGTTGGTGGTAATCCATTAGTTTATCCTAATGTTATAGGACAATTTTCATCAACAAGTAATACATACTTACAGGTTAATCTACAAAACTTTAATTCTAACGGTTCTTCAGACTTTGTTGCATCTACAAACGATAGTGATAACTCAACAAAATATATTGATTTTGGTATAAGCGGCAACACATACAACGATCCTGTCAACTATAGTGCATTTAAAGCATATGATGGATATATGTATGTATATGGTCCATCAGCAACAAGTATACAAGGTAATTTAATCATAGGTACTGCATCAACAAGAGCAAATATTGTATTTCTTGTTGGTGGTTTAATGTCTGAAAATGTTGTTGGTAGAGTTAGTAATTCATCGTTTGATTTTTTAAGGACAACAAGTGTAACAGGTAATGTTTATGTAACAGGTAATGTTCAAACATCGACAGGTTACGTTTTTGCTGACGGTACACAGCAAACCACTGCTGGTGCATCGATATCATCACTAAGTACTGCGAATACATTTCTACAAGCAAATGATTTAATCACATTAACAGAAGCAAGATCATATACGAATACAGCTAACGTATTCTTACAAGCAAATGATTTAATTACATTAACAGCAGCAAGATCATATACGAATACAGCAAATACTTTCTTACAAGCAAATGATTTAACTACATTAACATCAGCAAGATCATATACTGATACAGCAAATACTTACGCACAGACAACATTACTAGCAAAAACAGGTGGAACAATAACAGGCAATTTGACTGTAACAGGAAATATAGTTTCTAATACAATAGGAACTGCATTGTCTGTTGATAATTTTACGTCAAATACGGCATCTTTTTCTAAAAATGTTATCGTTCTAGGTAATTTGACTGCAAACACACTTCAGGGTAATGTTTTCTTTTCAAATATTACAACAGGAACATCACAAGCAAATTCTATTCAATGGTTTGCACAAGCAACAGATCCTACACAAACGTCAGGACAGGTCTGGTACTCTGCCAACACAATTTCACTAGTGCAAGATACTGATGTTGCTGGAGACAGGCCTGCGATCTCCAAAGTGCTATTTGAGCGTGTTTACAACGAAACTGGATCTACGATTCCTAATGGCTCATGGATTCGATTAGCTGGTGCGGTTACTCCTAATTCAGTACCGTATATTCAACTTGCTGATGCCAGATCTGCTGCAAATTCAGCAGTAGAAGGTTTCGTTAAAGTTGCAATTGCAAATGCAGCATATGGATTTGTATATACCAAAGGTATTGTATCAGATTTCGATGCATCAACGTATGGTAATAATGGTCAATTGTTGTATCTGTCAACAACTCCCGGACAAGCATCAAACGTAGCACCCACTGGAGCAAATGCAGTTTTCCAAGTAGCAAAGATTCTTTCAAATGGATCTGCAAATGGTAAAATTCAAATCGATATTTCTCCACGCCAAGCATATGGTCGACCAAACGGTTCTATTTTATATGCAAACAATAATCTGATTCAAGCAAGTAACACAGCAATTATTGATGAAGCAAATTCGACGTTGTATGTTCCTAATGGATTATTGTTTAACTCTAGAAGTTACTCTGGTAATCAAACAGCAATCACATTAGATTTTTCAACAGATACATGGGTGAGATGTAATGTTAATGCAGGCATGGCAGTCACACTTTCAAACTTTAGAGCAGGCTCAGACATAACTCTATTTGTGACAAATATATCAACAGGTGGTGGTGCAGCACACACAATTACACACGGTTGTAGTGCTTTAAATTCTACTGTCGGCGCAACAACATTTACTTTGGGTGGAACAACAACAGCACGAATTAAGTACTTCTCGTTTGATGGTGATCTTGCAAATACATATTGTTCTGTCTCATATAGTTAATCGGAATTAAATAATGGCAAATAAAAATCTACTCACATATGGATTTAATTTAGAACAAGTAATGTTAGATTACTTTGCTCCCACTTCACTTGTTGCAGGTGAAAATATTAATAACATGTATTGTTTTTTATCTGGTGTTAAGCCTTGGCCCGATGATAATGATCCAGAACAACCAAGACAAGATCAAAAATATATAAAAAATATATTTAAAAACATGTTTGTTGCTAAAAGAATAACGAACGCTGACGTTTCACCTGTTATCGAAAGACATGATTGGACTAGAGGTGAAGTGTACGATTATTACAGAGATGATATTGATATGTTTGCAACTGATTTAAATGGATTTAATGCGCTAAATTTTTATGTGAGAAATAGATATGATCAAGTTTATAAGTGCTTATGGAATAATAATGATGGAATCGCTACAGATGAACCATTGTTTCAACCAGGTTCTTATGGAACAAATAACATTTATACAGGAACAGATGGATATAAATGGAAATATCTATACACGATCTCACAACTAGGAAAAACTAAATTTATGGATGTTTTGTGGATGCCAGTTGATGGCACAATCACAGTACCAAATGCACAACAATCTCCTGCTGGTATAGGAAACATTGATGCAGTAGGCGTATTAAATGGAGGATCAGGATATGATCCAGTTAATACTTTAATTACTTTAAGTATTCAAGGAGATGGAACTGGAGCGGCAGCAAACGTTATAACTACAGGAGATGTAATATCTGATGTTTATATAACAAATCCAGGCGCAAATTACACATATGCAAATGTGACTCTTACTAGTATTGCTGCAAATGGAACATCATATGGATCAGGAGCATCTTTTTATGCACCAATTTCTCCAATAGGTGGTCACGCATTTGATCCAAAATCTGAATTGGGATGTAGGCATTTTATGATTGCTGTGGAATTCAATTCAAAGGAAAGTATTTATGGTGTTCAATATGTACCAACAGATATTGATTATAGACAAGTTGGACTTTTGTTGAATCCAAAATCAAAGAGAAATTTTCCATTTGTCGCAAATGCATCAATATACAATACTGCAACACAACTATTTGTTTCACCTGGAATTGGTACTTTTTTTCCAGACGAAGAAGTATTTCAAGCACCAACAAGTTTTTCGGCAGACAATGCTAAAACATTTAGAGCAACAGTTTTAAGTTATAATAGAACTTCCAGTGTATTACAAGTAATAAATACATCAGGTTCTTATACAGTTGGTTCACAATTATATAGTTCAAGTACTGGCTCAAAATTATCAAGAACATTATTAGGTGCAACTGAACCTGATTTACTTAAATTTTCAGGAAATATAATTTATATTGAAAATAGAAGTCCCGTTTCAAGAAGTGATGATGGTATAGAACAATTTAAATTCGTTTTAGGATATTAATCAATGGCAATTAATTTTAATACAGATCCATACTATGATGATTTTGATCCAAACAAAAACTATCATAGAATTTTATTCAAGCCTGGTAGAGCAGTTCAAGCACGGGAATTAACTCAGCTACAAACGATTTTACAAAATCAAATTTCAAATTTTGCTGATGCTATTTTCGCAAAAAATACGCCTGTTACTGGTGGTAAAGTTACACTTAATCTTGGATGTAATTATATCAAATTAAACACTCAATTTGAAGAAGAAGATATTATTGCTAGTAATTTTTTAAATGCTCTTATTACAGATGTGACCGGATCAATTGTTGCTAGAGTTATTGCTACAGCCGAATCAACTGGTGAAGGTGGTGATCCACCAACATTAATAGTTTCTTATTTATCAGGATCACAATTCACAGATGGTTTAATTATATACTCGTTTGATGGAACAAGCGCTTTAGGATCGACAATTGGTACAGCTGGAGGAACAACTTGTTCAGGTAGCGCTTCAGTAGCATCAATCACCCAAGGTGTTTTTTATGTAGTTAATGGATACAACATTTCAACAGAACAAAATGAAGATGGCACATTTTCACGATATTCTATAGGAAATTTTGTAGCAGTACAGCCATCCACTGTTATTTTAAGTAAATATTCAGCTGTCCCCACTGCTAGAATTGGTTTATTAATCACCGAAACGTACATCGATTATGTTGATAGTCCAGATTTATTAGATCCAACTTTAGGATCATCAAACTATCAAGCACCTGGAGCAGATCGATACTTAATTGATTTAACACTAATATCATTTCCTTTTCAATTAGTCAATGATCAAAATTTTATTGAATTAGTTCGTATTGAAAATGGAGTTGTTACTAGACAGGTTGATGATACAGTTTATTCTACAATTGATGATTATTTTGCAAAAAGAACATATGATACAAATGGTGATTATATTGTTAATGATTTTAAATTAGGAACATCAGCAAACACTATAAATCCTGATATTTTTGAATTAAGTATTGGTAAAGGTGTAGCTTATGTTCGTGGTTATAGAATCGAGAATCAATCTCCTCTTAGAGTAAGAGTAGACAGGGCGCGTGAATATAAGTCACAAAATAATAATAATATTTTTATAAATTATGGAAACTTTCTTTATACTGATAACGTTAAAGGTAGTGCTATAGGAAGTTTTGATATTACTGATATGAATCAAGTTGATATACATTGTGTTCCACTAGCTAATGTTTCAACTGCAAATGCAAACACATATAATTCAACTGTAGTGGCAACATCAAGAATTCGTAATTTAGATTATGTGTACTTTAGTAATACAATAACTGATACTTCTAGTTATGTATATAAGATGCATCTTTTTGATACATTAACTACAACATTAACATCAAATGCATCTTCAACTACAGCTAATACTATATCTTTCTTCGATAGAACTGGTAAACTTTCATCAGCAAATGATGCATATGTTGGTGCAACTATTACGATGGATTCTGGAGTAACAACCACAGGTGCGAGTACTGCAATAATTACAGCATATAATGGATTGACAAAAACAGCAACAATTGATCCACCATTTGCAATAATACCAGCGTCACCACCAAACTTTACGATAAAATTTCAAATAAAAGATGCTGAAACGATTGTAAGAGCAAATTCAAACAATTATATAATGGCATCAGCCTCAATCAATAGAGCAAGCAAAATTGGAAATATTCCTTCCGGTGGTGTTGTTATACAAGATACTACTAGGCCTGAGTTATTATTTTCATTAGGAAATAGATATGTTAAAACACTCAGCGACAAATCATATGAATCTCAAAAAATTTTTAGAAATAAAACTTTCACCAGCGTTTCAGACAAAACACAACTTTCAATTACATTACCATCACCATCATATTTAAATTTTAAGGGTAGAACACAATCACAGGGAAATCTAACCGATTCTGAGGCCGCTTCACTATTTACTGTTATTGTACGCAATAGAGGAAGTAACTCTGGTTTAACAAATGGACAAATTCTTAATTTTACAAATGATGCTGCTAATAGTTACATAACTATCGCAGATAGTAAACTGACTGCAACATTTACTAAAATAAATTTAGCGGCTGACTTAACTGTTGATGTTATTGCGAAAGTTTATGTTTCAAATGCAGACAACGCTTCAGTAGTACGTGGTAAAAACTTAATAGAAGCTGCAAATGATCAAGTGTATATTGATGGTACAACTGTTGCCGTTTTCACAAAAGTTGATTTAACATATGGTCAAGTTTATATTCAAAAAGCAGGTATTGTCGCCGCAGGAAAAAAACAAAGTTTGTTTGTTTCAGATGTCAAGAAAATTGTTAAAATTATTGATACTCAATCAGCAGAAACTTCTCCAACAAACAGTATGTTATCAGATTCAACTTACGATGTGACTGCAAATTATATTTTTAATAATGGACAAACAGACAATTATTACGATCATGCTACAATCACATTAAAAAATGGCGCACCAAAAGCTAAAGGAAATCTACTTGTTTTATTTGACTATTATTTACCTATTGGCGGTGATGGATATTTTGATGTAACGTCTTACTTATCTCCGATTTCATCGAGTCCTGAAGAATATGAACAAATACCAACGTATGTTTCAAAAAATGGATCAAGATATTCATTAAGAGATTGTGTGGATTTTAGGCCGACTAGAAGAAATGCCGTTTCAACTTTCACTTTTGCATTTACAACGGATCAAACGAGTACGGATTCAGGAGCACTTATTCCTTCAAATTTATCTACTTTTGTTAATGACTATAGCTATTATTTACCTAGAAAAGATATATTGATTTTGTCGAAAGATAAGGTTTTTCAAGTTATCAATGGAATATCTTCAATTAATTCTAAATTTCCAGTAGAACCCGATGGAGCATTACTTCTTGCGAGAATTACTTTAGATGCTTATACATCTTATGTTGGAGGAGAAACTCCTCCAGGAATATTACCAAATGTATCGATAGAACCAGTGCAACACAAACGATTTACAATGCAAGATATTGCAAATATACAGAGAAGAATTAATAATATTGAATTTTATACAGTATTAAATGCATTAGAACAAAAAGCACAATCTACACAAATACCAGATGTTAATGGATTAAATCGATTTAAAAATGGTATCTTAGTGGACGATTTTTCTTCTTTTGCCACAGCAGCTGTTGGAAATGCTGAATTCACATGTTCAATTAATAAAAGAACAAATCAATTAACAGCAGAACAAGATGTGTCAAACTTTGCACTACAGTCGGAAATATTATTATCTACTTTAAATAAGCCAAATCCAGCTCTATTTACTGTATCCAACATCGATAAAACTAATATATTTTGTTTACCATATACTGGTTCTTCTGTAACCAACCAACCATATGCAACTTCTACTGTCAATGTTAATCCATTTGGAGTCTCGGAACCAGAAGGTACTTTAGATATTAGTCCACCAATGGATAATTGGGTAGACAACACAAAACAACCAGATATAATTATTACTGGTGCAGATTTGGAAATTTTTAGAGAAGGTACCACTGTAAATCAATTGAGTGTTGGAGATTGGAAAGCTCAACCTGGATCTGCAAAAACAATAGTTGATGTATCCCCGGGCGAATGGTGGCTCGGTCGTACGATTACAACTTCAACTTATGAAACGTTTACTCAAACTATTGTTTCAGGCGCTTACGATAAAGTTAATAATACATATAGTGTGAATAATAATTATATTACAGATATAAGTATTCAGCCTTATATTAGGCCTCAACAAATTAATATTCGTGCAAGAGGCTTAAAATTAAATGCACCCGTTACATGTACATTTGATGGCCAAATAGTTAATAACTTCATGATGACTGATGATATTATCGAATTGAAAAATTGTACGGGTAAATTTAAAGAAGATGATGTAATTGGATTTACTTATAGTAATAAATTTCTTCCTGTGGCTAGAGTTTCAAGTGCATATTATTATCCTGGTACTGCCAATTGTAGATTATATGTTACAGGCAATTATCTTTCTACTTATCCTTCTGTGGGTACAGGTACAATATATAACAGTTTTTTTGATGTTAATGGAAACTACCAGACAAGCACATCACAAGGTACATTAGTAAATCCAGAAACACTTATTTCTGTGCATAAAACTGGTTTCGTAACTTCTGCTGGAAATTCAATTCGAGATATACTTGGAACAACACTTAAATATTATCGAGTATATCCCGCAGCTAACAATTTTGGAGCGACTCATGGTATTTGGTCAAATCCAAATCAAAAAGGAACAACACTAGCAGCAAGTAAATTTCTTGTTAACTTAAGCGAAGTCACCGGAACGCTCCCGGAAACAATTTATGTAATGGTGAATTCTAGTCCCGGTCAAACTGGTTATTTTAAATATAATAATAGAACGGTTTGGTCATCAGGAACTTCTGCTAACTTAGCAATTAATATTGTTTCTACTTCGGGTTCTAGATATAATGCTGAAATATATTCTACTGGTACTACTGGTACAAATAAATTTTTTGCTGCTGCAATTTCAGATCAGCCGTGGACAAATGGACCTGATGGTACTCCTATAACGTCTGGTAATACTATATTCTCAACAAATTCTCTACTTACTACTTCTCCTGATCCAGTATATTCAGGAACAGTACGTGCTGTAAAGCAAGGAGGCGTATACTATTCTGGAGTATCAAGAATTTCTTTAAGTGGTACTGCCAGTACTTTGGATGATTATTATAAAAATTGTATAATTAACATAATTACAAAGAATGTAACAGAAATCAATCAAGGTGGTGGTCAAAAAGTACTTAAATTAGAAAATTTACATGTGAGTGCTAATATTACAGGATATGACGCTGCGAATTGCACAGTAACACTTGATAAACGTGTACCGATTAGTATGGGCACGAACTTACAATTTGGTGATTTAACATCTTCTTATACAATTGTTGGTACTGAATTTTCTTATAAAAAAGGATCACAAATCAATAAACTGGAAACATTATCAACAAATGAATCTGGTGTTTTTGTTGGAAGTTTTAATGTACCAGAAAACTCGTTTAAAACTGGTGACCGTGTTTTTACTGTCGAAACGAGAACAGTAGTAACAGATCCTGGTTCGGCAACATCTTATGCAAAAGGCACTTTTACTGCTTCTGGTCTATCCACAAGATCACAAGCTCTGGATTTTGGATCATCTTTAGCTGGTGCAAAAAATACATTCACACAAACAAAAACTCAGACTGTTCTTATTGGCACATCTACAGAATATATTCCGCCACCTCCAGCGCCCCCTTGCGATCCTGTTGCTCAATCATTTCTTTTTCAAAAAGATAATTATCCAAATGGATTATTTTTAGAATCAATTTCTTTATTTTTTCAGAGTAAACCAACACAAACGAATGATCCAATTACATTATATATTGTAGGTACACAAAACGGATATCCACACGGCGAAACATTAGATTACTCGATTGTTACATTATATCCGAATGATATAAAAGTTATTTCACCAACAGAAAACTTACATTATTTGAATCCTGATGCTGCAACAGTATTTAAATTTCCAGCGCCAGTATATATTCAATCAGGATTATTATATGCATTTATCATAAGAAGTCCTTCTTTAGAATATAACTTATATATTGCTGCAAAAGATAAACAAATAATTTCTTCAACAGCAAAAACAAACTACACTGATGCTAATCCTACAGGAGTACAAAAATTAGGAATTGCACCATATGTTGGTGGATTATTTGAATCTCAAAACGCTATAACATGGGTAGCAGATCCAGCAAAAAGTCTGATGATGGACATTAAACGTTGTAAATTTGATATAGGATCAAGAATTATTTCTTTTGTTATTCCAAGAAATTTACCTTATCGTAAACTTGGTGGTATATCATCTATTAGTTATAATGCTAATCCTGACGTAGTAGTTAATGTCAATGGAGATTATCCACAAAATAATGTTGTTTCTTGTGCATATAACATTACAACAACAGATTTTATTCCAGATAGTACGAATATTTCTTATTCATATACTTCAAAATTATTGTCAACTGGTGATGGAGTTGGTCCTTTTGCTGTTGAACCCGGAAAGTTTGGTTGTCCAACAATTGATGACATATATCTATCTGACGGTTTAGGTGAAAGAGTATTATTAAAAAATTTAAATGATTCATTTAAACTTTCCGCAACATTAAGCACTCAAAATGATGTACTTTCTCCTATGTTATCTGATGATGGATTAACACTCTATAATATTGAATGGAAAATAAATAATTTAGGACTTTCAGACAATCAAATAATTATAGTAGATGACGGTGGCGGTTATGATTCAAATGCAAGAGTAATAGTTTCTCTTCCAGATTTACCTGATGGCACTCAAGCATCAGCAAATCTAACATTATCTAACGGTAATGTACAAAGTATTTTTATTACCACTCCTGGTTCAGGTTATTTAAATTCACCAACAATTACTGTAACTGGACCAAATACAAATACGGCAATAATAACAACAACAAGTGAATTTTCACCTATTGGTGGTAATGCTGCATGTAGATACATAACGAAAACAGTTGTACTTGCTCCAGGAAATGATTCCCAAGATTTACGAGTATACTATACTGCATATAGACCATTAGGAACAAACATATATGTTTTCTATAAATTATTGAGTTCTGGTGACGATTCAATTATTGAAGATAATTCATGGCAATTAATGACGAATGTGGGAGGAAATAAAGAAGTATTTTCTAAAACTAGAGATAATATATATGAATTTGAAGCTGCACCAGGAACTGGCGGTTTAGCAGATAACTATATTACATATGTAAGTGCAAATGGACAAACATATAATTCTTTCATTCAATTTGCTATAAAAATTGTTATGACTGCTGCCGATAGAACTACTATTCCAGTATTAACAAGTCTTCGAGCAATTGCTCTTCCATCAGGAACAGGTCTTTGATATGTTAGTTGAAATTCCTGGCACAAAATTGGTTAGAGACACAAATTCTATGGCATTAATAAATATGGACACAGCAGCAAGAGATGAGTATTATGCTAAAGTTAAGATTTTAACAAATCAAAAAGAAGAGATAAATAAAGTTAAAACAGAAATTAACGATATTAAATCAGAATTAACAACCATTAAAGATTTGTTAGTTCAATTATTACAAAAAGGTTAAAATGGCTAATCTAGTATCAATTATAAGCACAGCCAACACATTCTTTGAATGGGTAGCTGTAACAGTAAATTTAGCTAGAGAAAATAATACTTTAGCAAAACAAGATTATACTAAAGATACTGGAGTATTAATTTTAAATGGAACACCGTCGATTCGTGCAAACGGTAAATCTATTTTCTATAATACAATAGAATCTACAGGCCCGGAATCAAATGTTTATGTGGATAATACATTAACGGTAGGTGGTCTAACAAGTTTATTGAATACAGAATTTAGCCTTGTTACAGGAGGTAAAGCAAACATTCAAGGTCCTTTATTTGCAACAGGACCAAATACAGGATTATCTGTATCAAATACAGCAAATATTGGAGCTTCTCTAAACGTAATAGGACCAACAACATTAGATAATGTATTATTTGTTACTGGAAATGCAGAATTTAAGAGTAATGTTTTAATTAGATATAATGCAACTGCAAATACTGTGCAGTCTAATATATCAGTTAATACTAGAACATTAAGTGTTACAGGTACTGGATTTGTTGATGTCCTACAAGCTAATTCTTCAGTTAATACTAGAACTTTAAGTGTTACTGGTACTGGTTTTGTAGACATTCTACAAGCAAACACATCAGTTAACACTAGAACATTATCAGCAACAGGTACTGGTTTTGTAGACATTCTACAAGCTAATTCTTCAGTTAATACAGCAACATTAAGTGTTACTGGTACTGGATTTGCTAATATTATACAGGCTAATTCTTCAGTTAATACTAGAACTTTAAGTGTTACAGGTACTGGTTTTGTTGATGTCCTACAAGCCAATACATCAGTTAATACACGAACATTATCAGCAACAGGTACTGGTTTTGTTGATATTCTACAAGCTAATTCTTCAGTTAATACTAGAACATTAAGTGTTACAGGTACTGGATTTGTTGATGTCCTACAAGCTAATTCTTCAGTTAATACTAGAACTTTATCTGTCACTGGTACTGGATTTGTTGATGTCCTACAAGCTAATTCTTCAGTTAATACTAGAACTTTATCTGTCACTGGTACTGGATTTGTTGATGTCCTACAAGCTAACTCTTCAGTTAATACTAGAACTTTAAGTGTAACAGGTACTGGTTTTGTAGACGTTCTACAAGCTAATACATCAGTTAACACAGCAACTTTGTCTGTAACAGGTAATGCATTTGCTAATATTATACAAGCTAATTCTTCAGTTAACACTGGAACATTAAGTGTTACTGGTACTGGATTCGTTGATGTCCTACAAGCTAATTCTTCAGTTAATACTAGAACATTAAGTGTAACAGGTACAAGTTTCTCTGATGTTGTTAGAGGTAATACTTCTATCAACACTGGAACTCTAAGTGTCACTGGTACTGGCTTTGTTGATATTCTACAAGCTAATTCTTCAGTTAATACAAGAACTCTATCTGTAACAGGTACAAGTTTCTCTGATGTTGTTAGAGGTAATACTTCTATAAACACTGGAACTCTAAGTGTCACTGGTACTGGCTTTGTTGATGTATCTCAAGCTAATACATCAGTTAATACTAGAACATTAAGTGTTACTGGTACTGGATTCGCTAATATCCTACAAGCTAATTCTTCAGTTAATACAGCAACATTATCTGCAACAGGTACTGGTTTTGTTGATGTCTTACAAGCTAATACATCAATTAATACAGCAACATTAAGTGTTATTGGTACTGGTTATATTAATGTTCTACAAGCTAATTCGTTGATTTTAAATTCATCATCATTGACTTTATCAAATTTAAATGTCGCAGGTAATTCATTTACTAATATTCTACAAGCTAATTCTTCTGTTAATACTGCAACATTAAGTGTTACAGGTACTGGATTTGTTAATGTATTACAAGCCAACACTTCTGTTAATACTGCAACATTAAGTGTAACAGGTACTGGTTTTGTTAACGTTCTTCAAGCGAATAATTCTGTAAATACTAGAACTTTATCAGCAACAGGTACTGGTTTTGTTGATGTCTTACAAGCTAATTCTTCAGTTAATACTGGAACTCTAAGTGTAACAGGCACATTATCTTCTAGTGTTGTGCAATCAAATGTATCAGTTAATACAGCAACTTTAAGTGTTACTGGTACTGGATTTGTTAATGTTCTACAAGCTAATACATCTTTACGCACAAATGCTATATCTTCTATAAACGGTAGTACACTTTCAATTAGTAATTCAGTATCCATATCAAGTACAACACAATCCACAAGTAAAGATACTGGTGCATTAATTGTTGATGGTGGTGTTGGTATTGAAAAAGATGTTTATATTGGTGGAAAATTAATTGCAGAGGGTGATGTACAAACCCGTGGTAATCTTGTTATTACTGGTACAACAACGTATGCTTCAAACACATTAATATTAGGAACAACGCTTGCAATTGTAACTGATGGTTCATTTGGTTTATATCGACCAGGACAAAGTGCTAACGCAGAAATTCGTTGGACAGAAACAGATAAATCTTGGAAAATTGCAAATACTTATACAAACGTATTTTCTAGAATAGTTACAGATGAAGTTTTAGCAAATGGTACTATTTCTCAAGTTAATACATCAATATTAAAAATTAATAGTTCTTTTTATGCAAACGCTGGAATTAACATTGGAACTACTGCTATTGTCAATTCAGCAGGATATTGGATTGGAAATAGCAGTGGACTAATTGGTCCTCAGGGTAACCAAGGTAATCAAGGTAACCAAGGATTCCAGGGCGCTCAAGGAGCACAAGGTTTCCAGGGCGCTCAAGGTACTGCTGGTTTTGTTGGTTCTAATGGTGCTCAAGGTGCTCAAGGATTCCAAGGTGCTCAAGGATTCCAAGGTGCTCAAGGTGCCCAAGGATTTCAAGGAGCTTTTGGATTAGGCTATAGTGGTTTAACATCTACTAGTAGTCAGACCATTGCATCCAGTGGTACATTTACTCTTACCACAAACTTGGCGTCAACAGCATCGGCATTTGTAGTAGGGCAACGAGTAAGGATATTCAGTACCGCAACACCTGCTAACTTTATTGAAGGTAGTATCGCTACATTTAGTGGTACTTCAATGACAGTTACTATATCCAATAGTGGTGGTAGTGGAACTATTTCTTCATGGACCATTGTTTCTGCGGGTGTACAAGGTGCTCAAGGTGCTCAAGGTAATCAAGGATTTCAAGGTGCTACAGGTGCTCAAGGATTCCAGGGTGCTCAAGGATTCCAGGGTGCTCAAGGTGCTCAAGGATTCCAGGGTGCTCAAGGTGCTCAAGGATTCCAGGGTGCTACAGGTGCTCAAGGATTTCAAGGATTTCAAGGAGCTTTTGGATTAGGATATAGTGGATTAACGTCAACTACTACCGCAGTTATCGCATCAAGTGGAAGTATAACTTTTACCACAAATTTATCTGCAACACAAACAGCATTCGTGGCTGGTCAGCGTGTAAGAGTTTTTGCAACAGTATCACCAACCAATTTTGTTGAAGGTACTATTAATACATTTACAGGTAATACATTAGAACTGAGTATAACTAATTCAGGTGGTTCAGGCACTTTAGCATCTTGGACTTTTGTAGGCGCAGGAATACAAGGTGCTCAAGGTAATCAAGGATTCCAGGGCGCTCAAGGATTTCAAGGTGCTCAAGGTAATCAAGGTAATCAAGGTAATCAAGGATTCCAGGGTGCTCAAGGAGCACAAGGATTTCAAGGTGCCCAAGGAGCACAAGGATTTCAAGGTGCCCAAGGAGCACAAGGATTTCAAGGTGCTCAAGGAGCACAAGGATTTCAAGGTGCCCAAGGTGCCACTGGGATTGGTGTTCAGGGCACTCAAGGTGCTCAAGGATTCCAGGGTGCTCAAGGCAATCAAGGTTTAACTGGACCTTCAACAGCAATAAATGCGGCAGACACTACTACATCTGCCACATATTATCCTGTATTTGTTGCTGCGACTGGATCAAATCAAACTGCATCTGCAAGATCAACAGCGCAAGCGTTCACGTTTAATCCTGGAACAGGTGATTTAACTGCACCAGGCAACATAACTTCGTACTCAGATAGACGATTAAAATTCAATATTAAAAATCTTGAAAACGCTTTAGACAAAATAATAAATATGCAGGGAGTTTCATTTAATGATACTAACGGTCGACCAAGCATTGGTTTAATTGCTCAAGATGTGCTAAAAGTTTTACCTGAAGTTGTAATAAAAGGTGATGAATATTATACGATATCGTATGCTAATATTGTAGCAATCTTAATTGAAGCAATCAAAGAGCTTAAAAACGAAATCGATGAATTGAAAAAATAAATGTAAGGATTTATTATGAGAAAAAGGATGTTTATTGTGGATGACTTTTATAGTGATCCGGATGATGTGAGAAAATTTGCATTATCAGTTGAATATAAAAAAGACTTGCAATGGTATAAAGGTCTTCGATCCGTTCAGCCTCATCGACCAAATGGTATAAAAGAAATTTTTGAATCGATTATGTCTGAAAAAATTTATAATTTTGAAGACCATGTATATAATGGCTGTTTTCAAATTTGTACTGCTGAAGATCCTCAAGTGTATCATTACGACAATCAAACATGGGCAGCAATGATATATCTTACTCCAAATGCACCAATAGAATCTGGTACAAGATTACATCGATCAAAAATAAATGGAACAAGAGATTCAAGAGAATTAAATGTAGGTGATGCATTTTCTGGTGGTTTTCTGGACAGCACAAAGTTTGAAATAACGGATTCCGCAGCAAATATATACAATAGATTGGTTATCATGGATGCCCGCTGTATACATTCCGCTGGTCCTTATTTTGGACAAGGTATGCAAGACGGGAGACTTACACATTTATTCTTTTTTGATTGATTATGAAAAATTTGAAATTTAGTATTATTACACCGACGCACGATCCTAAAAATTTACCATTTCTCATAGAATTATACGATTCGATTTGTTCACAAACACATGAAAATTGGGAATGGATTTTATATCTCAACAATAAAATTACTCCTGATCATTTGCCAGAAAAAATTAAGAATGATATTCGAGTAAATGTTCATAAATCAAAAATTGAAAGCACCAGTATCGGTGCCAATAAAAGAAGAGCATTCTTTTTAGGTGAAGGTGATGTTTTAGTTGAAGTAGACCATGACGATATGCTTACACCAGATTGTTTAAAAGAATTAAACATAGCATATCAAGATGAAAGTATCGGTTTCGTCTACAGCGATTGTGCAATGTTAGATATGAAAAACACTTTTGTTCCTTTTAATCCTGATTATGGTTGGACTTACAAAAAATTCAATTGGAAAGGAAAAGATTTAATTTCAATGAATTCTTTTGAGCCGACGAGTCATAGTTTGTGTTACATATGGTACGCACCAGATCATGTTAGATCATGGAGAACTTCTACTTATCATTCTATTGGTGGACACAATGAGGATTTAGATGTGTGTGATGATCACGAATTGTGTATTAGAACATACTTGAAAACTAAAATGATTTATGTACCAAAGATTCTTTACATTTATAGAATCACGGGAAATAATACATCCATAGATATAATGAATGAGAAAATTCAAATAAAAACAAGAGAATTACACAATCAATATGCACAAAAATTAGCAGAAAAAGATGCTGATTCGAAAGGATTATTGAAAGTTGATATTGGTGGAGGTTTGAATCCTTATCCAAATTATTATTCAATTGATCTAAGAAAAGATGCAGATTGTATTCACGATTTGAATAATGGAATTCCTTTACCTGATAATTCTGTTGGTGTTTTAAATGCTTCTCATATTATAGAACACTTGCATGACAAAACAAAAATTATGGAAGAAATTCATCGTGTATTAGCACCTGGTGGTTGGGCATTCATTGAAGTACCAAGTACTGATGGTAGAGGAGCATTTCAAGATCCTACTCATGTTAGTTATTGGAATGAGAATTGCTTCTTATACTATACAAATTCATATCTGGCAAATTTTATTGATAATAAAACAATTAGATTTCAAGAGTATAGAAGAGAAACATACTTTCCTAATGATTGGATGAAATCAATAAATGTATGCGTAACTTCAGCATGGCTTGTAGCTATTAAAGATGGAATGGAAAGATTGCCTGGTTTACTAAATATATAGATAAAAAAACTAATAACAGGATAATAAAATGGCTGCCGCATACGTTAATCTTTTGTTAGAACAAGGTACTACGTTTTCAACCACGATAACGATGGATGACGTTTACGGTAATGCATATGATCTTAATGGTTATACTGCAAGTAGTCAAATAAGAAAATCATATTATTCAGCAAATCCCACGGCTACGTTTACTGCATCAATAAATAGTTCATCTGCAACAATAACTTTATCATTAACAAGCATTCAAACTGCTAATATTGCGCCGGGTAGATATGTTTATGATTGCATCATAAGTGACAATAATACAACAACAAGAATATTGGAAGGTGTAGTAGACGTATCTCCATCGGTAACAAAATAAAAAATTATGACTGATAAAATAGGAAAAGTCAACGTAGTAGTTGATAATCCATCGATTAAAGTATCAGTAAATAATAACGCTGGTAATGCTGGTGTTAATACACAAAAAGTAGAAAAAGTCAACATTGGTATTGATAATCAAATCAATGTGTCTGTTGTTTCTCCAGATTCACCAAAAGCAGTTGCAATTAGCTATGGTGGTGGTAGTTCCACTACCGCTAACGCTAATATGGATTATATTAGAGGTGTTGATTTAGCACAAAATACTAGTATAACAAATATACAAAATGTAAATCTAACACAAAATACCAATATAACAAATCTGCAAGTTGGTTTAAACGCAGCGAATAATATCATATCTTATATTTTGGGTATCGATTCATACCAAAATAGTAGTTTAGCAAATATTAGCACAAATTTACAAGCAGCATTCGATAGAGCTAATATAGTTTATACATCTTCAAATACAGCTTATCTACTGGATCTTTTAATTGCTGCTAATGATAGTATAAATTATGTTAGAAGTGTTGATTTAACACAAAATACTAATATATCAAATGTTAGTGTATTAGCACAATCAGCATATGAAAAAGCTAATAATCCATTTGATCAAAGATTAAATACTTCAAATTCAGTTTCATTTAATGGAATAACATTAACAGGAAACGCTTCCACTCAACATATAATTCCTAGTATTGATACAGCATACGACTTAGGTTCCCCATCTCTAAGATTTAGGGATTTATATCTTAGTGGAAATTCATTACATATTGGTGGATTAAAACTTAGTTCTAGTAATGATGATACTTTAATCGTTCCATCTTTAAGTATTGGTAATGTTAGAATAGCTGCTAGTAATGATGATACTTTAATCGTTCCATCTTTAAGTATTGGTAATGTTAGAATAGCTACAACTGAAGCGGGTGAGCTTAGTTTTTCTCAACCCATATCAATTTCGGGTACCAATTTTGCAGGTACAGGAAATCTTACATTTGAAAATACGACAATTACCTCAAGTAATGATGCAATAAAATTAAAAAGCGCCAACAACATTTGGTCATTTAATACTTCAAATACTATTACATTTCCAAATGGAACTCTACAAAAAACAGCATGGGCAGGTATTACTACTGGTCTAATTGATAATGATGGAAACATTTCAAACACAGTAAACAGTGTAACATCTTTAAGATTTGATTCAAATTCTGGATTTGATGTTGTTGGTCTAGGTAATGGACTAGCAAGTATCAAAATGAATTCTATTTTCAAAACTTGGAAAGTTGATGGTCAAGCTGATCTAATTGCAAATGGATTGGATGCAATGAGATTCATTGCTGGATCTGGTATGTCAATTACAACAAATGCTAACACAAATCCAAAATCAATTACATTTACAAATACTGCTACAACATATAATCAAGATTTAAACACAACATCAAATGTTAATTTCAATACAATTACACATGGTGGGCTTGTATTGACTACCGGAACAAATGTTGATCAGATTTATGAGATGAATGCATTTCTTCAAATTACAGAAAATTGGCAAGACACACCAATCTTTTCAACATCATTACCAACTGGAACTTATATTGTACAAATTAAAGCAAATGACAATATAGTTGGTGGTGGCCACGTTAATGAATATTATACTGGATTAATGTCTTGGTATTCATCTGATACAGATTCTACAATTTTTGATGAGATTATTTTACATAGAGCTGGACAAGGTCCAGGATCAGGTGCATTGTTCCTTAGAGTACAGAGAACAGAAACTTCAAATAATAAAGATTTAAAACTTCAAATATCCGGTACAATAAATTGCACAGCTTCGGTTTTATATAGCTTTAAATTCAGAAGAATGATTTGAGCTAAATAAATATAATAAAAAAAACTAAAATAGTTACAGGAGATTGCTATGACATTTAAGGTTAAAGGCGGACTACAGATAAACTCTACTAGTGTAGTAGACGCAAGTGGAAGTTGGAGTGGTAACACCATCACAATTCTTTATGGTGGTACTGGCGCAAATACCGCAGTGGCAGCAAGATCAAATCTCGGACTTGCAATTGGATTAGATGTACAAGCATATAATATCATATTAAATAATATTTCTGGTCTTGGAAATCCTGGAGCAGATCATTTTATTTATTTTAATGGCGCTAATACCGTAGCAACTTCGGCAGTAACTTCATTTGCTCGCACACTTCTAGGATCCGCAGCAGCATCTGATGCTAGAACAACTTTAGGTCTAGGATCAATTGCGACACAAGCCAATAATAACGTAAATATTACTGGTGGTTCAATCACGGGAATTACAGATCTTGCAGTCGCAGATGGTGGTACTGGAGCATCTACTGCTTTAGATGCTAGAGCAAATCTAGGTCTTACGATTGGAACTGATGTACAGGCATATCATGCAAAACTTAGTAATTTCTCTGGTCTATCTGCTTCTGCTGATCAAGTAGCTTATTTTACTGGCGCAAATACTCTTTCTACTGCATCATTTACATCATTTGGTCGTTCATTAGCTGCTACAACATCAGCTTCAGATGCTAGAACAACGTTGGGACTTGAGTCGATGGCGACTCAATCTAATAATAACGTATATATTACTGGTGGTTCAATTACTGGTATTACAGATTTAGCGATTGCAGATGGTGGTACTGGTGCATCTAATGCTCCAGATGCTAGAACAAATCTAGGACTTGTGATTGGAACTAACGTTCAAGCATGGGATGAACAATTAGACGCACTTGCAGCTGTTTCTGCGGGAGCTGATAAAGTTCCGTATTTTACATCAGCAAATACAGCAAGCGTTGCCACACTTACAACATATGGTCGTAGTGTAATTTCTTCTGCTGATGCTCCTGCACTTAGAACAACTCTAGGTCTAGGATCAATTGCAACACAAAATAGTAGTACCGTATCAATCACTGGTGGATCAATTAGTGGTATTACTGATCTAGCTGTTGCTGATGGTGGTACTGGTGCATCTAATGCTGGCGATGCAAGAACAAATCTAGGTCTTGTCATCGGAACTAACGTTCAAGCATACAGTTCGACTCTAGATGCTTTCACTTCTGCTACACCCGGATACGTTGTAAAAACAACAAATTCTACTGTTGAAAGTAGAACAATTACTAATGGAACAGGCGTCACTGTCACAAATGGTGATGGTGTTTCTGGTAATACAACAATTGCAATCGGACAAGATGTTTCTACAACTGCTAACGTCACATTCTACGATGTTAACGTCAATGGTTCTCTAAACTCTAACGATATCACATCAGCAAACGTTACAGTTAGCGGAAATGCAATCATTACTGGTAACCTAATAGTTCAAGGTACAACAACAACAATTCAATCTACAGCAATTGAAGTTGGAGATTCACTCATAGTTTTAAATTCTTTAGAGACTTCAACTCCAACTTTAGATGCTGGTGTTGAAGTTGAACGTGGAACAGCACCTAATGTTAAATTACTATGGAAAGAATCCACTGATAGATGGACTTTCACAAATGACGGATCTAATTATTATAATATTCCAGTTTCTTCAGAATACAACAATTATACATATGATATTAGCGCAGTTTCAGTATCAGCAAATACTGCAAAACTAAGATTAAATGGTGGCGGAACAACTGATGATGTTAATTTTGTTGGTACTGGAACTGTTCTTGTTACTCAAACTGATGATAATACAATTACAATTAATGGTGTAGGTAGTACAGAATTTGAAGTCACTGGTATTACAAATTCAGCAGCAAGTGTTGTAGATACATTCGTAAAAACAACTTATCGTTCTGCTGAATATACATTTACGGCAACAGTAACTACTGGAACAACACACTATGTTACTGGTAGAATTCTCGTGATTCATAATGGAACTTCAGCTTACAATACTCAATTTGCAATTCTTTCAACAAATATGAACGATGATTTAGTAGAGTTTACAGCCGATGTTAATGGAAGTAATGTTAGATTACTTGCGCAAGCAACAGCAGGAAATGTTGTAAAAGTCAAAATCACTGGAGCTACATATAGTACTGTTTGATAAAAATCATTTCTAATGCGAAAGGAATATTGTTATAATGGGTCAAGACTTTAAGGTAAAAAATGGCATAATAATAAATTCACAAAATTTATTAAAATTCAATATTCCTAATTCGAATAATTACGTTGCATTTACCGGTCCATCTAGTGGTTCCAACACTATTACTTGGACTTTACCAAATTCTGATGGAACTGCAAATCAAATTTTAGGTACTAGTGGTAGTGGCCAACTCGTTTGGATAACTCAGTCAGTAAATCAAGGTGCAGGAAATCAAGGTGCTCAAGGATTCCAGGGCACCCAAGGTAATCAAGGTAATCAAGGATTTCAAGGTGCTACAGGTGCTCAAGGTGCTACAGGTGCTCAAGGATTTCAAGGTGCTACAGGTAATCAAGGTAATCAAGGATTCCAGGGCGCTCAAGGTAATCAAGGTAATCAAGGATTTCAAGGTGCTACAGGTACTCAAGGATTTCAAGGTGCTACAGGTAATCAAGGTAATCAAGGATTCCAGGGCGCTCAAGGTAATCAAGGTAATCAAGGTAATCAAGGTAATCAAGGATTTCAAGGTTTTCAAGGATTTCAAGGATTTCAAGGTTTTCAAGGATTCCAGGGTTTTCAAGGTAGACAAGGATTTCAAGGTGCTACAGGTGCTCAAGGATTTCAGGGTTCTCAAGGTAATCAGGGTGATACAGGTTCTCAAGGTAATCAGGGTGATACAGGTTCTCAAGGATTTCAAGGTAATCAGGGTAATATAGGTTCTCAAGGTAATCAAGGATTCCAGGGTAATACAGGTTCTCAAGGTAATCAAGGATTTCAAGGTGCTACAGGTGCTCAAGGATTCCAGGGTTCTCAAGGTAATCAAGGATTTCAAGGTGCTACGGGTTCTCAAGGATTTCATGGTAATCAAGGATTTCAAGGTACTACGGGTATCCAAGGTAATCAAGGATTTCAAGGTGCTCAAGGTGCTGGTTACCAAGGCTCAAGAGTAGCAACTGTCGCAAGTTCAACTACTTGGGCTGTAAATGGTGATAATTATGATGTATCTGAAATGATTATGACTGGAGCTGTAGGTACTTTGACGATTACTAATCCAACAGGAACACCATTTAATGCTCAAAAATTAATTTATCGAATTCAATCTACATTTGCACAAACATTAAGTTGGGGTGCTGCTTTTCAAGGTTCTACAGATTTGGCTTTACCTACAACTACCTCGGGTAATAGCAAATGGGATATTTATGGATTCTTGTATAATACTAATAATAGTAAGTGGCAACTGGCGGCAAAAGTTGGTGGTTTTTAATGAGTAGTAATAATGGCAACTAAAACTTGGAATGGTAGTACAGGTACTTGGGCTACTGCCGGCAGTTGGAGTCCAACTGGCATTCCTCTTAGTACTGATGATGTAGTTATTAATGCTGGATCAGTAACTATAGCTGGTCAAACATGTAATAACTTAACAATTGGTGGTACTTGTACTATTACTGGAACTGGTTTAACTGTAAATGGTACTTTTTCAAAAATTACTACTGGCACTGCTACTTTTACTCACACGGCTGCTATTACTTTTAACGGCAGTATTTCAAACACAGGCGGTACTATCAATCAAACAGGTACTGGTAATTTTACTATAGCTGGAACAACTTCTACAACAGCAAATTTTGGTACTAATAGTTTAAGACTTTTAAATGTCACTAAAACAGGTGCCGGTGCAATTACTTTTAATACTTCCGCAGTTAATGTTACAAATTCTGGATCTGCTACTACTTCTATATTTACTTTTAATAGTGGTACAATTACACAAAACATTGAAATTAACTGTTGTGCTAGTGTAAATAATGGCTCAACTGCTAGAACTTGGGCAATGAATGCTAACCTTAATATTACTGCTGCTGGAGCCGCAGTAAATTGTAGTTGGGGTCATTCAGGTACATGTACTCTTAGTAGTAGAACAGGTAAAATAGTAATTACCGGACTTAGTAATGGTGCAAGTACTGTAACTTTTCCCGCTGATGCTGTAACTGCTGCTGGTTCTGCACGTGCTCCTAATGTTAGACTAGAGGGCACCAATGTTACCTGGACTATGAGCGGATTTGTAAATAATTTTGAAATTAGTGGAACGTGTACCGCTGCAAGTGCTATAACAGTATGGGGTACTGTTAGTGGTATTACTGCTACTTATTACACATTTACAGGTTGTAGTCCAACTTTTTATAATACTACTAATGGTCAAACTATAACTCAAAATATGGGTACAGTAGGTACTTTTGGCACAGTTACTTTTAACTGTTTAGCTAGTACTACTTGTACATATGTTATAAACTCACTTGCTGCAACCAATATAACTTGTAGCGGTCCAAGTTGTACATATAGATTTGGTGTACAAAACGATGATACACAAACTGTAAGAATAGTTGGTGCTGGTACAATAACATTAAGTGCTGCTACTGCAACTTTCACATTATATAATGTGCGAAGTTATAATATGTCCTTAACTAGTAGTGGTACATATAATTGTTATACTTACACGCATAATAGTTTTACTAATCCAGCAACTGCTGGAACAGTAACACATACTACTGGTACTTTAACCATGAAGTCTGGTTATACCATGACTACTTGGACTTTTAATAGTAGTAGTGGCTCAACTCGCGCTCTTACTTTTGAAGATAATAGTTTTATTAAGACAATTGGTAGTGGAGCAATATCCACAGTTACTACTGGTCTAACTGGTAGTTGTGCTTTTGATAATGCTGGATTTTTACATGAAGGTACTGGAACGCCTTCATTTGGAGGCGTGCCAGCTAGTCAAAATGCTGGATTTAATCTTACACTTTCAAAAACTTCTCTTCCTTCTGGTTATGTTAGAAATCTTACTATTTTAGATGGTACTATTATAACCACATCTACTACTATAAATGTTCTTAAAAACTTTACAGGATACACTAGTGGTGCAATGACAGGATTAACAGTAGCTCAAGCTGTTGCCGGTGGAACAGTTAATTATACAGGCAATCCTATAGTAGCATATACTAATAGTGTAGGCAGTATCACTCAAAATATAACTCAGTGTTCTGCCGTAGGTTATACATTAAGTGGTACTAGCAGTACTTATAATATGGGTGTTACCGGTAGTACTAGTATGTCATTAAGTACTAACGGCACAATAACACTAGGTGGTGTAGCAGCTACCTATAATTTAAATAATGTGCGAGGTTATAATCTAGCATTAAATGGCAATGGTACATATAATTGTTATTATTATGAACACAATTACTATAACGCTAATCCACCAACTGCCGGAACTATAACACATAATACTGGTACTTTAGTTATTAAAACCGGCACTACGCTAATTACTTGGGCTTTTAGGAGCGATAGTGGCTCAACTCGCGGTATTACTTTTGAAGATAATAGTTTTATTACTACATTAAATAATGGTACGATAAATGTAACTTATCCTGCCCTAACTGGTAGTTGTGCTTTCGATAATGCTGGATTTTTACATCCAAGTACTGGCACATTTGCATTTGCAGGAACCCCTAGTGGTAATGCAGATACTGCATTTAATTTTTGGTTTTCTACAGTAAATAATAACAATGGTACTCCTACTGTTAGAAATCTTACTATTGTAGATGGTGCATCTGTAACCTCAGCTGCTACTTTAATTTTTTGTAAAAGATTTACTGGATATACTAGCAGTTCAATGTCAGGATTAACAGTTCAGCAATCTGCCTCAGTTAGTGGTAGTGCTTATGTTGATTATAGCGGTAGCCTTATAAGTGCATTTACTAGTAGTAATACTTCAGGAGTCAATCAATACATATATAATTTAAATGCCCCAACTATAACTTTAGGTTATACTAATAATGCTTCAGTTTATATAGGCAGCGATGGTACTAATCATAATGGTATTGTTAGTATAAACACTACTGGTACTGTTACTTTAGGAGGTACATGTACTTATAACATATACCATCTTAGAGGATATAATGCAACACTAAGTAATACTGGCACATATAATTGTTATTATTACGAACACAATTATTTTAATCAGACAGGCGGTACTGTTACGCACACCGCAGGAACTCTAGTTTTAAAAACTAATTTAAATATAGCTTCAATGACTACTTGGACGTTTACAAGTACAGGTGGTACTCGCGGTATTACTTTTGAAACTGATAGTTACATTACAAATTTTAATACCGGAGCTATAAATTATCAGTATAGTTCAGCACTTACTGCTGTTAGTGCCCAAACAATGTGGTGTGGATTTGTGCATAATGGCACAGGTCAATGGCAGGCAGATTTTTCTGCTACTCCGCCGGCACCAAATGCTTGTTTTAATTTTTATTGGTCTAATATTATTGCACTAGCTGGTAGTGGTGTTTTTTATGCTAGAAATTTGGGCAATCAAGGTTGGCAATTAATAGCTAATAATAACTATACTTTTAATCCTGGTTGGGGTACCGGAAGCGGTTGTTTTACTAATACTTCTGCTAGAACAATATATATTGCTGGGGATGTATTAGTAACTGGCGAAAGTGGAATAAGTCCGGTTATTAGTGATAGAACACAATGGCAACAATTAAATCTTACTTTTTTTGCAAATGATAACAGAATCCAAAAATTTAGCACACTTGGAAGCTGGTATAATGGTAGTGCAAGTCTTAGAATAGGTACTGTTACTTTAGACACAGCTTTTAATGGAACTCTGCAACTGGGCTATGATGCTTATAGCGCAACCAGAGTTTTTTCGGAAAGCTACGATGGTAATGCTCAAGTTACCAATTTTGTTCACAATGGTGGAACTTTAGATATAAGAAGTCGTTATCTATATGTAGAATCACAATATAGCAGTACAAGCACAAATGCAACTAACAAATATATTAATAGTAGTTATGCAAGTTTTAATGATCCAGCTATTTATATTAATGGCACTACAGGAATGACTTGGTCATTTAGTGCAACAGATTCATTAATCAGTAATTATAAAATTTGGATATACATTAGAGGGGGTACAGTTAGTCATGGTTCTAGTACAAGGAGCACTGCCAATCAACCAAGTTTTAATTTAATAGAAAACGCTGGCACATATACTTTAGCACCTACTACAAATTTTCAAGTAAGCAGTCTTATAATTAATAACTATTCCGTAGCAAATAATAGTGTTTGGACTATCAATGGACCGAAATTTGAGTTTTATGGAACCACATCAGCACCAGCAGCTTTTACTGTAAATATACTGGGAGCAGGTACTGGTAATAGTGCCAATTCCTGCCAAATGTATGTAGATAATAATAGTTTTGCTTGGCCACAAGTCAATATTAGCGGAAATACTCAGATAATCTGTAGTAATTTCAAATTTAAAAATATTAATATAAATGGTGGCACTACTACTTCATCGGGCCAATTTGTTGAAGTTACTGGAACTTTAGGTTCTGCGTATTGGGGTAGTTCCGGCACATTAAATATAAGCAATAGCAATTGGGTGTTTAGAGGAGCCAATGCTATTGATTATGGTTATCTGGGTGTAGGATTTCCTATGATTAGTGATTCCACAGGTACTGCTACATTTGATGGGATTAACGGTACTCAGCAAGGAGATCAATCTGCTGGATTTTATACTAATTTTGGTGGTAAAATAGTTAATAATATTTCATATGATCCTAATACTGGGGTAGGTACTTTATATCTTACTGCTGGTTTTGCTACTGATTTCACTATACCGACAGCTAGTCAAATTGATTTTAATTATACTACATCTAGTGTTAACTTTCTTGCTGATAAAAATAGTCTAAGTGCATACGGGTTTCCTATTAAAGGTTCTACTTTTAATATAGGTACAAGCAGCTCTGGCTATAGGTATATTAGATCACGAAGTGGTAACTGGAGTAACTGGGGAATTTACAATACTGAAGGCAATAGTGTAGTAAGTGGGGATTATCTTAATATAGCTAATTGCACAGCAAAAGGTGGTGGTGGTTGGTACGCTGGTACTCATAGTATTAACGGTGGAGGTACTACTGGCTGGAATTTTTATTCGCCTCCAACTTTTAGTTTAAGTAGAAGTGCTGCTTCAGTCAATGAGGGGACCGTTCTTACAATTACATTAGCTACTAATTTACCCAATAGTTCTACAGTTGCATACACCATTACTGGAATAACTAGTGCAGACATCAACGGAGCTAGTTTAACTGGTAATTTTACAATTAATGACGGTACTGCAAATGTTGTGCTAAATGTAACCAATGACTTTGCTACTGAAGGTAACGAAACGCTAACGCTATCATTGGATAATGGTGCTGGAAGTATTTCGGTCACTATTGTTGATACTTCATTATTACCTACTTATAGTTTAGCTCGTAGTGCTGCTAGTGTAACTGAGGGCGATAGCTTTACTATTACTCTAACAACTACTAATTTGCCAAATGGAACAACTGTACCATATACAATAACAGGTGTAAGTAGTAGTGATATTAATGATGCTAGTTTAACTGGTAATTTTACGATTAGTAGTAATAGTGCTAGTTTAGTAGTAAACACTACTTGGGATTATGTAACTGAAGGTACTGAAACTTTTACACTTACTATAAATCCTACTTATGGTACTGGTAGTTCAATTAGTGTTGCAATTAATAATTTACTACATCCTACTTATGCGTTAAGTGCGACCCCCACCAGTCTTAATGAAGGTGGTAATTTTACTATTAACCTTACAACTACAGATGTAGCTAACAATACTACATTGCCTTACACAATAACAGGCGTGTCTAGTGCTGATATTAATGGAGCTAGTTTAACAGGTAATTTTACCGTTGTCAGTAATACTGCTAGTGCAACATTTACTACTACCCAAGATTATGTTACTGAAGGAGATGAAACTTTTGTACTTACTTTAAATACTATAGGTGCAAATGTGTCGGTATTGCTTATTGATTATACTAAAACTCGCACATATTCTTTAAGCACCGATGTTACTACTACTGTTACTGAAGGTGGCAGTTTTAATATCACCCTTACTACTACAAATGTATTTAATGGCACTTTGGTACCTTATACCATTACAGGTGTATCTAGCGCTGATATTAATAATGCAAGTTTGACAGGAAATTTTACAATTAATACTAATAGCGGTTCACAAAGTTTTACTACGACCATAGACGGTATTGCGGAAGGCACAGAAACTTTTACTCTAACATTAGGCAGTCCAGCATCAGGATCTATCAATGTGTCTATAGTAGATCCTAGTGCCGTTGGTACTAATTTTAGTAGTGCCTTCCTGCTTTTTGAATAATATAATATAAATAAATCTTAGCATTATCGTTAGTGCTGATATAAAATTTATGTTATTAAAAAATGATAAATAAATTATAATCATAAAAAAGGTTTGAAAAAATGGCGGCTATAACAAGTAGATCAGAATTTAAAAGCTACTGCTTACGTAGACTTGGATTTCCTGTGATTGAAATTAACGTTGATGAAGATCAAGTAGAAGATAGAATCGATGATGCACTTCAATATTGGCAAGATTATCACTTTGATGGTCTTCAAAAAGTTTATTATATTAAAAAAATATTACAAACTGATATTGATCAAAAATACTTAGACTTATCAAATTCAAAAGATGCATCAAATAACGCAATGGAAATTGTCGGAGTCACAAGAATATTTCCTGTCACCGATTCACAAGCATCCGTCAACATGTTTGATTTAAGATACCAACTGCGTCTAAATGAGTTATACGACTTCACCTCCGCGTCCTACATCAATTACACATTAACAGCGCAACACCTACGATCACTTGAGATAATGTTCACTGGAGAGGTTCCTATACGCTTTCAGAGACATATGCAGAAACTATACATCGACTGGTCTTGGGGTCATGATGTTTTCATTGATGATGTTGTTATTGCAGAATGTTACGCTGTGATTAATCCTGATGTATATACTAAAGTTTGGAATGATCGTTGGCTCAAAGAGTATGCTACTGCATTAATCAAGCGAACTTGGGGTAACAATATGAAAAAATTTTCAGGATTACAGTTACCTGGCGGTGTCACATTAAATGGTGATAAAGTTTTCCAAGAAGCTGTGGATGAAATAGAGAAACTAGAAAAAGAAATGGAAACAAATTACGGTAGTCCTTTGGAATTCTTTTTGAATTAATTATGGCAACCAGTCAATATTTTAATAACTATGGTGCTCACTCAGAGCAAAGATTAATAGAAGATATTATTGTAGAATCTATTAAAATAATGGGATTTGATGCCTTCTATCTTCCAAATGATAATGATACAGCAAGAGACTTGTTATTTGGTGAAGATCCCATAAAGAAATTTAGAAGTGCATTTCCATTAGAATTATACCTTTCCAATTCAACTGAGTATATGGGTGAGAAAGAATTCTTTTCTAAGTTTGGATTAGAAATAAGAAATAATGTAAATGTAATTCTATCAAAAAGATCGTTCTCACAAAGAGTTCCACAAAATACTTTCACTAGACCTAGAGAAGGTGATTTAATTTATATACCTTTTATAAATGGAACAGGTGAATTATATGAAATTAAATTTACAAATCAAACAAAAGATTTCTTCATGTTAGGAAGAAAAGTTCCTTATTTTTATGAATTAGAATTAGAGAAATTCAAGTATTCACAAGAACTCATTGAGACTGGTGTTGATATTATCGATCAAGTGTCAACAGAATCTATGTACAATTTAACAATGAGAGTTATAAAAGATGTTAAAAAAGTTTACACCAGCAATGTTTGGACATCAGCGTTGTATACCAACTATGATATAATTATTGATCCTAATAATTCTAGTTTTTCAAATACATTGGCTGCATTATCAGTTGGAGATCCTCTTATATTCAAAACAACAAGTTATACGAGTGGAATAACTGCGAACGTAGTTAGTGTAAGTACTTTCGGTGGTACCAATTATTTAATACAAACAGATAGTACTGATTCGGGAACATACTCAATAATACAACTTGATATTTTACCAAGAACTGTTCCAATTTATTATGGTTATGGCTCATTTGCAATTGATGAAATTGTATATCAATCAAAAGACGGTACATATGCAAATTCTTCATCTTACGGTACAGTAAGCAGTTGGTCATCAACAACTGGAGAAATATCTCTTGTTAATATAAAAGGAGAATTTGCAAACAATACGTATATTTACGGTGCAACGAGTAATTCTAAGTTTTACATCTACAATATAAATGAATTAGGTTCATCACCTAAAAATGAAAACTTTGATAATTTATTCATAGAAGAATCTGCATCTAAATATGTAGACAAAACTATTATTAATCCATTCGGTACAATATAATGTCAAACGTACAATACAATAGAATTATTAGAAAAATTGTATTGGGTTTTGGTGATATGTTTAATAATATCACCTTAGTTCGATATAATTTGGATGAAACGGAACAAGAAAGATTCGTTGTACCAATTAATTATGGAACAAAAGAATTATATGTTGCTAGATTACAGGGTGATCCAGATTTAGATAAAAAAGTTCAGATTACTTTGCCAAGATTTTCATATGTTCTAAATGGAATTTCATACGATGCAAAAAGAAAATTAAATACAAATGTCAGAAAATTTTATCCTATGGAAAATGGAGCGATAGCACAATATAATCCTGTTCCATATAATTTTGAATTTTCTCTTTATTTGTATGTTAGAAATATAGAAGATGGAAGTCAAGTCGTTGAGCATATTTTACCTTATTTTACACCAGATTATACTATTAATATAGATTTAATTCCAGAAATGGGAATTACAAAAGGAATTCCAATCATTTTAGATTCGACAGAATATGAAGTTACATATGAAGGAAATAGAGACTCAGATACAAGATACGTTATTTGGACATTAAAATTTACTGCACATGCATACTTATATGGTATGATTTCTAATCCTGTTGGATTAATTAGAAATTCAATTGTTAATATTTACGATTTTGACAATAGTACTAAACTTGTTAAAATACATAGTACTCCTACTCCAACAGATGCTACAGCAAATGATACATATGGATATACAACAACAATTATGGAGTATCCAGATATTACTGAAGGTTTAAATATTCCTCCAGATTTTGACGGTGATGCATTAACACAAGTTGGTATTGATGATTTATCTAAACTAGCAGAAAAAGTAACGGATTTAAACTAAAGGATATTAAAATGTCTAGAACATTACAATTAAAAAGATATGCGAGTACAGTCGTTGCAAATACTAGAGGTGCTGCTGGTGAATTAATAATTGACACAACAAATAATATTTTGACGATTCATGATGGTATTAAGGTGGGAGGTCACAACTCAAGTAATGCAACTAATATTTTGGCACAAGCAGGATTTAATAAAGCCAATTCAGCAAATATTCTAGCACAGCAATCATACGATGCGTCAAATACAAAAGTAAGTAAGTCCGGCGACACAATGACCGGAAATTTAAACTTTAGTCGTGGTGGTGCAATATTAGGAAATGTTGGTCAAAATGAAATAACAATGACATCAAATGTTATTGGTGATTGGACTGGTTTTACTGCCTACGGTTATGGTGCCGCACAAATATATGCAAACACATTTGTACAATTAATAGCAAATACTGGAGTTGGGGGCGCAGAAATATGGAATTTTAATACAGATGGAACAATAACATTTCCTGATAATACAATTCAAAAAACTGCTGCGAATGTTACTCCTGCTTTTAATAAAGCAAACTCTGTAAATATTATTGCACAAGCAGCATTCGATAAAGCTAATACAGCAGCGCAGATTGTTCCACAAAATGCACAAAACACAGACTATACTTTAATTTCGACAGATGCAGGAAAACATTTATATTATACACAATCGGCAAATGTTAATTTGTATATTCCTTGGTCTTCAAATGCATCGTTTGCAAATGGAACAACTATTATGATTGTTTCTAGAACAACTTCAAGTGCAAATGTGACTGTTACTCCAAATGTTGGTGTATCATTATATCTTGCTGGTAATACAACATCAGCTTCACGAAACGTAATAACATATGGTGTAGCATCAATCATTCAAGTTGAAGCAAACACATGGATGATTTATGGCAATGGAGTAATATGAGCACATTCGAAAAAAACATGGAAGACATCTTTGATGTGAAACCTATTGATGAAAAAAAAAAGTTACACTGTAGCAGAAGTATCTTCTAGTAAAGCTATTGTACCTGTAAGTATCGATGAAGATTTAAATGATGCTTATCAACAATCAAAAGAAAATCTACAAGATATTATAGATCAAGGTAAAGAAGCAATGGAAGAAATTCTAGAGATTGCAAAGCAGTCTCAGCATCCTCGTGCATTTGAAGTCTTTGGTGGTATACTAAAGAATGTTGTTGATGCAAATAAAGAATTATTGGCAATGCAAAAACAAATGCGAGATATGAATAATAAAAAAGAAACAAACAATACTAATATTGATAAGGCTATATTCGTAGGTTCTACAGCAGAATTAAGTAAGTTTTTGAAAGGTAATAATGAGTAATAAAGAATAAATAAGTGTAGACCACGGATTGGGGAATCCTGTCTACTCTAACGCTTTCGAGGAGCATCAGCATGACTATTTATCACAAACATCACATAGTTCCAAAACATGCCGGAGGAACAGACGATCTTTCAAATATAATAGAATTAACAATAGAAGAACACGCAGAAGCACATCGAATTTTATATGAAAAATATGGTAGATGGCAAGATTGTGTTGCTTGGAAATCATTAAGCAAGCAAATATCTTGTGCAGAAGCTACAAAACTAGCACAATCTTTATCTAATAGAGGAGCAAATAATTTTTTTCACCATACAAGAGGTAATATAAATCCAATGTATGGTAAGAAAGGAGAACTATCTCCGCATTATGGAAAAAAACATTCTAAAGAAACATGTAAAAAGAAAAGAGATGCTCTTATAGGAAGAACGTTTGAAGATATATACGGTAAAGAAAAAGCAGAGCAATTGAAAAACAATTTAAGAAAACCAAAAACAGAAGAACAAAAAGAAAAATTAAGAAAACCAAAACCCAAAGTAGTATGTAGATTAGAGGATAAAAAAGAAATGTCTTTATCAAATTTTATGAATTGGAACAAAAAATATAAAAATGACAAATAACAAAACAACTTATCGTGATTCGCCTCTACTAAAAAGAGTAGGCGTTGATATTCAGTACACGGAAGAACAAATTCAAGAATACATTAAATGTTCTAAAGATCCAATTTACTTTGCAAAATATATAAAAATTATTACACTTGATGACGGTCTTGTTCCATTTAGTCTTTATGATTTCCAAGAAGAAATGATAAAGACTTTTCATAATAATAGATTTGTCATTACAAAATGTCCTCGTCAGGTAGGTAAAACCACAACAACAGTAGCATATTTACTTTGGGTATCACTATTTCAAGATTCACAAAATATTGCAATTCTTGCTAATAGAGGGCAAACAGCCAGAGATATTTTAAGCAAATATCAACTTGCATATGAAAACTTACCTATTTGGCTACAGCAAGGTGTTATTACTTGGAATAAAAGTTATGTTGAACTTGAAAATGGTTCGAAAATAACTGCATCTTCAACTTCATCTTCAGCAGCGCGATCAGGTTCATTTAACATTGTTTTTCTTGATGAATTTGCGTTCGTTCCTGCAAATATTGCAAACGATTTCTTTACATCAGTTTATCCTGTTATTACTGCGGGTACAAAAACAAAGATTATTATTGTTTCTACGCCAAACGGTATGAATCTGTTTTATAAAATATGGACAGATGCACTCAATAAAAGAAATAATTATGTACCATTTGAAATTCATTGGTCAATGGTACCAGGTCGAGATGAAACGTGGAAAGAAGAAACGATTAAGAATACATCAGAACATCAGTTTAGGCAAGAGTTTGAATGTGTTGACGGCGATACTTTAATTGAAATTTATGATAAAGAAACTAAAGAATATAGTAAAATACGTATTGTTGACTTTTATGATTTTTTAGTTTGAAACGTAATTCTTTGGTTTTATAAATATAATAAAAACTGGAGAAAAGTATGTCATCGTATTCATATAGAAAAATTTGGGAAAAAGCGTATGGAAAAATACCAAAAGATGAAAACGGTAGATCATATGAAATACATCATATAGATGGCAATAGAGAAAATAATAATTTGGAAAATTTAAAATGTGTATCCATAGAAGAACATTACAATATCCACTACAATAATAATGATTATGGTGCATGTGTAATGATTGCTAAAAGAATGTCTTTATCTCCGGAACATTTGTCAATGATACAAAAAGGAGTTAAAAGACCTGGTATTGGAGGAGTAAAAAAAGGTACGGTACCGTGGAACAAAGGTGTTAAAGGATATAAATTAAATCTTACAGACGAAGGCAGACAAAGAATGGCAGAAGCATCCAAAAAAACTGCTAAGATTAAAGATTGCGATATTGAAAAAATAGTACAAGATTTCAAAAATAAAAAAATTATTAATAATCTCAATATAGGCAAAGTTATGCGAAACGGTAAAATTTTAACTTATGATAGAGCTTTTTGTAAAGAATATGCATGTTTATATAACGTTACAGAACAAAATATAATCAGGATTTTAAAAAAATATGTTTAAAAAAAATAATAACAGATTTTTAATTAATACACCAACTGGTTATGAAGAATTTAAGGGTGTACAAAAGAAAATAGTAGACTCTCTGTATACGTTTACATTTGATGATGATAGTTTCATTAAATGCTCGGGCAATCATGCATTTCTAACAAACCAGGGTTTCAAAAAAGCAAAAGATATAACGAAAGAAAATACATTATCAAATAAAATAATAAAAAATATTAGTTATATTTTAGGCAAATTTGAAGTTTTTGATCCTGTAGGAGTAAACAAGCACTCAACATACTTTTCGAATGATATTGTATCACACAATACCGAGTTCCTAGGTTCAACAAATACATTAATTTCTGGTACAAAACTTCAACAATTGGTATATGCACAACCAATTGCAGACCATGACAAAATGACTGTTTATGAAAAACCAGTTAAAGGCGATGATGATAAAACTAAAGAACATTTATACTTAGTTTGTGTAGATGTTTCTGAGGGTAGAAATATGGACTCATCAGCATTTTCTGTTATCGATATATCAACAACACCATACAGACAAGTTGCAGTTTATCATAGTTCATCGATATCACCAATATTATTTCCAACTGTAATTTACAATGCAGCAAAATATTACAATGATGCTTATATACTAATAGAAGTCAATAACAATCCTCAAGTTGCAGATATTATTCATCAAGACTTAGAGTATGAAAATCTATTTAAAGTGATGACAGGTAATAAGAAACCTCAACAATTGTGTTCAGGTTTCGGTCGTGGTGTTCAGATGGGCGTAAAAATGTCACCTGCTGTTAAAAGAATCGGTTGTTCAAATCTGAAAACTTTAATTGAAGGTAATAAATTAATAGTACAAGACTTTGATACCATTTCAGAGTTAACAACATTCGTTGCAAATAAAACTTCTTTTGCAGCAGAAGAAGATGCAAATGATGATATTGTAATGACTTTAGTTATTTTCGCTTGGGCAACAACACAAAAATACTTTAGAGAAATTGTAAATCACGATATTCGAAAACAAATTCAACTAGAAAATATGAATCAAGTAGATGATGAGATGTTACCTGAACCAATAATAGAAACAGGATTAGAAAATTCTTTTGATATATTTGACGGAGATGTATGGGAAAATGTAGATAGTTCTGCACCTTATATGAATTTTATCAGAGATACTCTGAAAAACATGTAAATATGATTATCGATAAATAAGATTATGAATAAATGATTATTTACAAAAATAAATATAAAAATAATTTAAGGAGACAAAAATGGCATTTTCAATATCTCCAGGAGTAAATGTTTCGGAAGTTGATTTGACGACGGTCATTCCTTCAGTACTTACTACTGCCGGTGCATTCGCAGGATCATTTAATTGGGGTCCAGTCGATAAAAGAATTCTAGTATCATCAGAATCAAATATGTATCAGATTTTTACAAAGCCTGATGCAAACACATACATTTCATACTACACAGCAGCAAGTTTCTTGGCATACGGTAACAATTTACAAATTGTTCGTTCTGTTGGAGCAGCTTCATATAATGCCGATGCAAATACATCTTCCACAATTCAAATAAAAAACGAAGATAATTACGAATATAGTTATTTAAATGGAGACAACGCAAACGTTGCTGGTCCATTTGTTGCACGTTATCCTGGAGCATTAGGAAGTTCATTAGTTATTGGTGTTCTAGATTCCGCTAATGGTACTTCTAACACAACTAATGTAGCATCTTGGACAGTTAATGGTGTGAGTGTTAGTTCTTATTTTCCTGGAAATCCAGGAACATCAACACAAGCAAGTCTTGCTGGCGCAGCAAACGACGAAATTCACGTTATTGTTTTAGATGGTCAAGGCTTATTTACTGGTGTTAAAAATCAAGTTCTTGAAGTGTTTCCATATCTCTCAAAAGCAAGTGATGCAAAAGATACATTAGGAAATTCAAATTACTATAAAAAATACATTTTTAACAATTCAAATTATATCTATGCGATGGATTCACCAGATTATGCTAATACAGCAAATGCCTCACTTTCTACAAAAAAATGGGGAACGGCATTATCAAATGGTATAAATTTTACTCAATTATATACAGGAACAAATACTGCTAATAGTTTTGTAAATATACAACTTGGTGTTGGTACAGATGCTCAACCAACAAATGGAGATCTTCAATCTTCTTACGATTTATTTAAAAATCCTGATGAAGTTACTGTATCTCTAATTTTAACAGGAGATGCTAATGCAACATTACAAGCATATGTTGGAAATATTGCAATAGAAAGAAAAGATTGTATTGCATTTATTTCACCACCTTCTTCAAATGTTATTAATAAAACTACCGCAACTGCTGTAACAAATATCCGCGATTGGTCAAATAGTGTATATGCATCCCTATCGAGTCCATCAAACTATGTGGTTGCAGATTCAGGATGGAAATACATGTTTGACAAATATAACAACACATATCGTTGGATTCCTTTAAATGGTGACATTGCAGGCCTGTGTGTTTATACAGATACACAAGCGGATCCATGGTACTCACCCGCAGGTTTCAATAGAGGTAACATAAAAAATTGTATTAAATTAGCATGGAATCCAGGAAAAGCGGAAAGAGATTCAATTTATCCTTTAGGTGTTAATCCTGTTGTAACATTTCCAGGACAAGGTACTGTTCTTTATGGAGATAAAACATTTACTGTAAAACCATCAGCATTTGATAGAATTAATGTTCGCAGACTTTTTATTGTTTTAGAAAAAACAATTGCAGAAGCATCCAAATACTCGTTATTTGAATTTAATGATGAATTCACCCGTTCGCAATTTGTGGCTTTAGTATCACCATTTTTACGTGATATTCAAGGCAGAAGAGGAATTTATGACTTTAGAGTTGTTTGTGATGAAACAAATAATACACCTCAAGTTATAGATTCAAACAGTTTTATTGGTGATATTTACGTTAAGCCAGCCCGTTCAATTAATTTTATTCAGTTAAATTTCGTAGCAGTTAGAACTGGAGTTAGTTTTAACGAAATTGCTGGAACTCTTTAATCTCTAATAAATAAAAATAAGATAGGAGAAAAAAATGGCATTTAACGTAAATCAATTTAGGTCAAATATGATCGCAGATGGTGCGAGACCTAATTTATTCGAAGTAAATTTGAGTTTTCCACCAAGTGTTGGTGGAACATCCAGCATTGGTTCAGTTGGTAGATTTATGATAAAGGCATCACAATTGCCTGGTTCGACAATAGGTTCTATTCCTGTTTACTATTTTGGAAGAGAAGTTAAATTTGCAGGAAATAGAACTTTTGCAAATTGGTCAATTCAAGTTATTAATGATGAAAATTTTGTAATCAGAAATAGCTTAGAACGTTGGATGAATAATATGAACTCTCATGTTGGTAACTTGAGAGCACAAACTGCTCTTTCGCCAGTAAGTTATACATCTGATGCAGATATTATACAATATGGTAAAACAGGAAATGTATTAAAAAAATATAGATTTAAAGGTATGTTTCCGATTGATGTTGCACCTATTGATCTAGATTGGGGAAATCAAGACACAATTGAAGAGTATGCAGTAACATTTGCATATCAGTGGTGGGAATCAGCCCCTTCAACAGATGGCTCTATATAATTTATATATCAATCATTTATATTTTTTTTAAAATATCTCTCAATTATTAAGACAAGTGAATAGGATTTAATATTATGTCAAATAAATTTACGCTTTTTGGATTTACAATATCTAGAGAGAAAAATGATGCTGATCAATCAGTTCAGCAATCTTTTGTTGCTCCAGCGGCAGACGATGGTGCTCTCAATATTACGTCTGCCGCTTATTATGGAACTTATGTTGATCTTGATGGCACAGCAAAAAACGAAGTTGAATTAATTTCAAGATATCGTGAAATGGCAATGCAGCCTGAAATTGAATCTGCGATTGATGATATTGTTAACGAAGCAATCTGCCAAGATGATGACGGTAAAACAATCAAGATAATTTTAGATAATCTCAAACAGCCAGAAAAAATTAAGAACGCTATTAAAGCTGAGTTTGATAATATTCTAAAATTACTTAATTATAATTATATGGCAGGCGATATCTTTAGGCGCTACTATGTTGATGGTAGACTTTACTTTCATATCATTCTAGATAAAGAAAATCCTTCACAAGGAATTAAAGAACTTCGATATATTGATCCAAGAAAATTACGTAAAGTAAGAGAAATTAAAAAGAAAAAAGATGAAAGAACTGGTGTAGAAGTAATGAACGTTATTAATGAGTATTATGTTTTTAACGATAAAGTTGTTACCGGTTCTTCTTCTAATTTTGGTCCTATGGGTGTTCGTATTACAGCAGATTCCATTATCTCTGTCGTTTCAGGACTAATGGACTCTCGCAGAGCAGTTGTTTTATCATATCTACATAAAGCAATTAAACCTCTAAATCAGTTACGAATGATTGAAGATGCAACTGTTATCTATCGTATTTCAAGAGCACCAGAAAGAAGAATTTTCTATATTGACGTTGGTAATTTACCAAAATTGAAAGCTGAACAATATCTCCGCGATATTATGGTCAAGTATAAAAATAAACTTGTTTATGACGCCAATACTGGTGAAGTTCGTGATGATAGAAAATTTTTATCAATGATGGAAGATTTTTGGTTACCACGTAGAGAAGGTGGTAAAGGTACAGAAATTAGTACATTACCAGGTGGACAAAATCTAGGCGAACTTGAAGATGTTAAATATTTCGAAAAGAAATTATATAAATCATTATGTGTACCAGTTTCAAGATTAGATCCAAACAGTTCAGGTTTTTCATTAGGTCGTGTATCTGAAATTACAAGAGATGAATTAAAATTTTCTAAATTTGTTGATCGAATGAGAAATAAATTTTCAGATCTATTTGATCAAGCATTACGTGTACAATGCGTATTGAAAGGCATATGTACTGACGAAGAATGGACAGATTTCAAAGAAAATATATATTTTGATTTCATTAAAGATAATAATTTTACTGAATTAAAAGATGCAGAATTAATGCGAGATAGACTTTCTCTTTTAGCTAATGTTGATGCGTACACAGGTAGATATTTCTCACAATCATGGATTCAAAGAAATGTTCTTCGATTAACAGATGATGAAATTAAAGAAATGCAAAAAGAAATGGATGAAGAAAAATCGTTGGGAATTGGATTACCTATAGGTCAAGATCAGATGGCAAATCAAGGTGGTGTTGATCAACAAGCAAATCAACAAACCCAACAATAATTTCTTTATAAATAATAAAATAGGAGAATATTATGGATGATACTAGACAAATTATTGACTTTGCTCATGAAGATAATGGTGTTGAATTTAGAAACGCATTATATTCAGCAATTCACGATAGAGTAACTGCACATATTGAAGCAAAAAAGCAAGAGATTGCAAGAAATTTAGTTCGTAGTCAAGACGAAGAATAAAAAAAAAACAGGATAAAAAATGGCAATTGCAAACAGTACACAGATTTTAATTGATACAAATAAAAGAACTGTCATAAAAAGAATTGGTATTTTAGATTCCGATGAATCCTCTACAGTTTTTATTGATCCTAGATCTCTTACATATGCATTAAATGCAAACAATCAACCATATCTAGCAGGTAATACGACAGCACCAGGATTTGCAAATTCAGCATTTACGATTTCTAGAGTTATTGCATCAGTTGATGCTGAAGTTGGACATTTACAGTTAGTATGGCAAGGTACAGTATCCGATAAAACAGCATATGCACTTGGTGTAGGTTCAATTGATACAAATCCACAATATCAATTGCCTGTTATCACTAATAATGCAACTGGACCAACAGGAAATTTATTAATTAAAACAGTTGGAACAACAGCGAATGCATCTTATACAGTAATTATTGAATTACATAAAGATAACAGATTCTATGATGCAGGTTGGGGAAGAGATCCTGCTGCATTTAACTACGGCGAATACTCGACAAAACCATGAAACTAATTAAAGAAGTTATAGAAAAAGTAGACTATCTGATTGAAGAATCGGATGGTAAAAAGACATTATACATTTCTGGTCCATTCTTAGTCTCCGAAACTAAGAATAAAAACAATCGTATGTATAAACATGATACGATGAAAAAAGAAGTTGATAGATATACAGAAGAATATATCAAAAAGAATCGTGCGTTTGGTGAATTAGGTCATCCAGAAACGCCAACAATTAATTTAGATCGTGTATCACACATGATCGTAGGTCTAAAAGAAAATGGTAAACATTGGGTAGGTAAAGCAAAAATTCTCGACACTCCAATGGGTAACATTGCTAGAAGTCTTATTGAAGGTGGTGCTCAATTAGGAGTATCTTCAAGAGGTATGGGATCGTTAAAGAATGTTAACGGAGTTAATATTGTACAAGACGATTTTCATTTGGCCACAGCGGCAGACATTGTAGCAGATCCTTCTGCACCTGGTGCTTTTGTACAAGGTATTATGGAAGGAAAAGAATGGATGTTAGTAAATGGTGTATGGACTGAACAAGATCATTCTGAAGCAGTACGAGAAATACGTAAAGCATCAAATAATGATATAGAAAAAGTAAGTCTACGCATTTTCGAAAACTTCATAAAAAAACTCTAATTATAAATATACAATATAGAAAATAAGGAGCTTTTCAAAAATGGGAAAATTCAATCTGTCAGAGGCCGCTAAAGAAATTCTCGATGCATCTGTTGCATCTAAAAGAGGTGGTGGCGAAAAATTTGGTCAAGGTAGAAAATTAGCTGCCGACGAACAAGGTCACGAGGATATCGGTGGTCCTACTTTTTCCAATCGGGATACAGAAAGCATTGGTAGAAATGCTGCAAAGAGCATTAGAGGTGCAACACCTCCTGGTGCAACACCTCCTGTTGGTTCAGAAAAAGGTGGCGTTGGAATTACCAAAGCAACTGGTCCACAAGACTCAATGGGTCGTTCAGATTTAACTGCACCTACTCAAGATCATGATCAAGATCAAGATAGCAGAAGAGATCGTCAAAAAGCGAAAACGCTTACTGCAACATATATGCCAAATAAAAATGCACCAGCAATGCATGTTCCTGAAGAAACAGAACAAGACGAAGAAGACTTCTTAGAAGATGAAGAAGAATTCGAAGAAGATAATATCATCGATGAAGCTGAACATCAAGATGAAAAACAAGATAAAGCAATGATGAAGAAAATGATGGCAAAAAAAGAAAAAGAAGACGAGATGAAAGAAAAGATGAAAGAGGATATTGATGCTCTTTTACAAGGTCAAAATCTTTCTGAAGAATTCGTTTCTAAAGCAGCAACAATTTTTGAATCAGCTGTGTATGCACGTGCGAGCGAAGTTATTTCTGATGTTGAAGCAGAATTAGTTGAAGAGTTTCAAGTTGCTGTTGAGCAAATTAAAGAAGAACTCGCAGATAAAGTTGATGCTTATCTGAACTATATGGTCGAAGAGTGGATGAAAGAAAATCAATTAGCAATCGAAAAAGGTCTACGTTCTGAAATCGTAGAAGAGTTTATCGACGGCTTACGTAATTTATTTGTCGAACACTATATCGATGTTCCTACAGAAAAAGTTGACGTTGTTGAAGAACTTGCTGAAAAAGTTGCACAATTAGAAAATGCACTTAACGAAGAAATCAACCGCGGTGTTGCTTTAAACATCGAACTCAACGAACACAAAAAATATGAGGCAATCTACGCAGCGTGTGAAGGCCTTACACAAACTCAGGTAGAAAAACTAAAATCACTCACAGAGAGTGTAGAGTTTACTACTGAAGATGAATTCGCAGATAAACTAAGCACACTGAAAGAAGCATATTTCAGATCTGATGTTAAATCTGCTAGTAATTTATCACTTGATGATGAAGTTCTCATTGAAGATGAAGTCAAACCTGTAAGATTTGATGATCCTTCAATGGAAGCATATGCGAAAACAATTTCAAAAACTGTAATTAAATAAATAACATTATAACAAATTTTAGGAGACTTTAATGTATTTAACTGAAGAACTTCAAAAGAAATGGTCGCCTGTTCTGGATCATCCAGAATTAGAGTCCATTAAGGATCCATACAAGCGCGCCGTTACAGCACTTGTTTTGGAAAATCAACAACAAGCTATGCGTCAAGATCGCTTGGCACTTAACGAAGCATTAACTGATACTGGTCCTTCGAACGTTACAGGTGGTGTTCAGAACTTTGATCCAATCTTAATCAGCTTGGTTCGCCGTTCGCTTCCTAACTTAATCGCTTATGACGTTGCTGGTGTTCAGCCAATGACAGGACCAACAGGTCTTATCTTCGCAATGCGCGCCCGTTACGACAATCAGAGCGGTACAGAAGCATTCTACGGTGAAGCTAATACAACATTCTCTGGTAAACTTAGCACAGTTTATGGTTCTGGTATTAACGACAATGCTAATACATTCTCGAACGTAACAACAAATGCTACAACAACAAGTACTGGTCTTCCAACAGCATTTGCTGAGTATCTCGGTGCTGCTGACTATGGTACAGGTGCAAACGTGTTCCAACAAATGGCTTTCTCTATCGAAAAAGTCACTGTTACTGCACAATCCCGCGCTCTGAAAGCTGAGTATTCGTTAGAACTCGCACAAGACTTGAAAGCAATTCATGGTCTTGATGCAGAAACAGAATTGTCGAATATTCTTTCTACAGAGATTCTCGCTGAGATCAATCGTGAAGTTATTCGTACAATCTATAACAACGCTGTTGTTGGTGCTCAGTATGGTACAGTTGCAGCAGGTTATTTTGACTTAGACACAGACTCGAACGGTCGTTGGTCGGTTGAGCGTTTCAAAGGTCTTATTTTCCAAATCGAGCGTGATGCAAACATCATTGCAAAACAGACTCGTCGCGGAAAAGGTAACGTCTTGATTGTTTCGTCTGACGTTGCTTCTGCAATGGCTATGGCTGGTGTTTTATCCTACACACCTGCGCTTCAGGCTGATCTCCAAGTTGATGACACTGGTAACACATTTGCGGGTCTCCTGCACGGTCGTATCAAGGTCTATATCGATCCATACTTTGGTGGCTACACAAGCAACCAAGAACTTGTTACGATTGGTTATAAGGGTTCTTCGCCTTATGATGCTGGCTTGTTCTACTGCCCATACGTTCCATTACAAATGGTTCGTGCAGTTGATCAATTCACATTCCAGCCAAAGATTGGTTTCAAGACACGTTATGGAATGGTTTCAAATCCATTCGCACAAGGTGCAGCAGTTGGTAACGGTGCATTAACAGCACGTTCAAACGTTTACTACCGTCTGTTCGGTGTCAAGAATCTGATGTAATTTGATTAAATCACCATAAAGAGTGATTTTTTAAAGAGGAGCATTATGCTCCTCTTTTTTCATGATGAGTGTTTTATTACTATTTAATTACAAGGAGTTAAAAATGGCACATACAGTAACAATCTCGATCTCTACAGAACAACATGAGTTTCACAGTTCAGTTGTCTCGGGTGGTATTAAAGTTAGTTTAGGCGATGCTCGCGTACAGTTTTTATCACATGCTCCATATGATGCAATTTTTGCAAATGTCGATGCTGGTACTTATGTTGTAACAGCAGTTGCAGTTGATTCAGCAGGTAATGAACTGAGTGATCCAATCAAAGGATCAGTTACAATTGAAGCTGATGTTGCAGAGCCAGCAGTAACAGAAGTTGTTGTTCCAAATGTTATAATTGATGTTCCAACATCATTAGTTGTCACAGTATCGTAATGTTTTTCCAATTTATTAAATGGTTTATTAATTTATTCTTTTGTAGGAAAGTTAAAATTGATATTCCAGTGTCGATGAAGATAAAAGTTTAAGTTAAAGGGAGGTTAAAATCCTCCCTTTTTTATGGTATATAAATAAAAGACACTCCACTAAAATATAAGTTAATAAAATATGGCAGCAATAGGTAGAGTTCCAGAAAATACAGACTTACTTCAACCGACAAAATATATTTTAACTTTTGATAGGTTGCCTTCAATGCAATATTTCTGTCAAGAAGTTAATATTCCAGGTATAAGTATTGGAACAGCAGAATTTGCTACTCCAATTTTAAATTTAAAAATGCCAGGAACAAAAATTAATTATGAAAATTTAAATATTACTTTTTTGGTTGATCAAAATTTAAATTCATGGAATGAAATATATAAATGGTTCAGAAATATCGCATCTCCTGAAAGCATAGAACAAAGGGATGCTTTATCGACAACAGTTAAAATGAACGGAATCAATGCTAAAAAATATAATTATGAATCTGATGCTACTTTATCTGTTCTTACGAATATGAATAGGGTAAATTTTAAAATACATTTTTTAAACATATATCCTATATCTTTAACAGGCATTAACTTTAATACAACTTTATCAGCGGATGAAGTGATTAAATGTTCAGCTACATTCAATTTCGATTATTTTAATATCATATAAAACTTTTTTATTTTTTTTATATTATGGAAAACATAGAGCAAATACTGAGTCATTGGGAAAAAGATTCTGTTATTGATCAAACAGAACCAGGAAAAGAGTTAATTCGTATACCAATACTCCACAATAAATATCTTACTATGCTTATAAAGCATAAGATGGCATCTAAGAAAGCTAACTTAGATTTTATTAAAATGCGAAAGATAAAATGGGAATATTATACAGGTAAACTATCAAAAAATCAACTTGATGAGTATGGATGGGAACCATTTAAATTTACTCTTAAATCAGACATTAATGTATATCTGGAAGCAGACTTAGATTTAATTAAATTCACAGAAAAGAAAATATATCACGAAGAAGTTGTTGTAATGATAGAATCTATTATGAAAGAATTAAATTCTAGAACTTATCAGCTGAAGGATTTTATATCATGGGAAAGATTCATTGGTGGAAACTAATCTAGTCGTATATAAAAAAGATGAAGTATATCTGAAGATAAATTGTGAGAAGCACATCTCACAAGAACTTTCGGATTATTTCACATTCATGGTGCCAGGTCATCAGTTTACTCCTGCTTTTCGTAAAAGAATTTGGGATGGTAAAATTCGTTTATGGAATATGAACACATCACAAATTTATTATGGCTTAATAAACTATGTTTTAGAATTTGCAAACTCACGCAATTACAGTATTGAGTTCCACGATTCAGTAGATATTGAAGATGAATTTAGTATATACAAAGCGAAGAAATTCGCAGAAATGTTGAATATCCGCTCTTTGAATGTACCAATTCAAGTCCATGAACATCAACTGAATGCTTTCATACATGCGATGCAGAGAAGACGAGCGTTGCTGTTGTCACCAACTGCATCTGGTAAATCACTAATAATTTATTTACTTGTTAGACAATTTGAAACTTATCAGAACATGAGAGGTTTGATTATTGTTCCAACAACATCTTTAGTTGAACAACTATACTCTGATTTTGCAGACTATTCAAGTCATAACGGATTTTCTGTTGAAGAAAATGTTCATAGAATTTATCAAGGTAAAGATAAACACACAGACAAAAAATTAATAATAACAACTTGGCAATCAGTATATCAATTACCAAAAGAATATTTTGAACAATTTCAATATGTAATAGGTGATGAAGCTCATTTATTTAAAGCACAATCTCTTACTACAATATTAACATCTTGTATAAACACAAAATATAGAATTGGTCTTACTGGTACTCTTGATGGTACAAAAACACATAAACTTGTTCTAGAAGGTTTGT